TCAGTAAAAAATAAGAAATAACCGCTCTGTTATTATTAATTTTATCCCTTAGCATATTCTTTATATAGTTTTTTTATACCATCAAAGCAAGTTGAAATACACGAACCGCAATTAGTCCTTACATTGTAGTTAGTATTGTATATTGTATTATATGTTTCAATCATTCTTTTTTTAGCTGCTTGGTCTTTTGCTCTACCTGTTTTTAAGTCTTTCCACATATCTAATATTTCATCAACTATTTCCTGCGGTAAAGTATCAGGAGTTTCTATCTGAGTTGTTTTTTGCCATTTCTTTTGACTACATCCCATTGGAGCAAGTCTTGCTTTTATCTTCATAAAACAGCCACAGTCTTTACAAGTTCCTGTTGGTTTAAAATAATAAATACAACTCTTACAAATAGCTATTCTATCTTCATAGACTTCGTTAGGTACAAAGAACTTATTCATATTATGATGGCCATATAACTACTAGGTTAATCATTTAATTCCTTTTTAAGTATTTCTCTTACTTTATCTATTGTAGTAAAAAGACTGTTCCTGCTTATTCCTGTTTTCTTTGCTAGACTGTCTAAAGTTTCACCTGAGTAATATAACTCAAATATCTTTTTATCGTACCAAGTTTGTTTATCTAATACCTTATCAATTTCTTCTAGCTTCTCCCATTTATAGTTGTCTTCTTTTTCTTCAGGTAAATTGTAAATACTATTATGAAAAGCGTTCTGAGTGTAGCTTGGTGTGTAAACTCCTACTAAATTAGTGTAGTACTTCTTGTACTTATAATAAAAAGGACTTCTTACACTTGTTAAGCTTCTTCTTAACACTACTGCACCATAACCTTTAATTCCTTTTAGTCCATCTTTTTCGTATATTTCCTGTAAAGTTTTAGGGTTCATCTGAAGGAAGTATATCATAAGTTCCTGAACAGCGTCATTAATTGCTTCTTCATCTTGCGTTATACCATAACACATCTTCCTAAAGAAAGAACTTAGCTTTGATATTTCTGAATAAATCTCAGTCATTTATTTGTTCTAAAGCGTCAATTTTATCTGTTACATCGTGAACCATCTCGTCAAGTACAGTTTTATAAGCTCTAAGTGTAGGTGAATTACTTCTTGTTTCAAGACCTGCAAAGAACCCGTTAGTCGCTACTGATAAGTTAATTGGAATAATCATAAGCCAATCATACCAATTGTTTTCTTTAACTCCTGTGCCGTAATTGTTATGGTATTCAAGTATAGTATCTAGCACGTCTAAGTAATTGTTGTATTTTGCTTTTGTACTTACTTCTTTTGAAAACTCAGTGCACATTAATATGTAAGTTTCAATTATTTGCTTGTGTTCCTCACTTGCATAAATCGGTGTTATCATACGCCAAAGATAAAAAAAAGTTTATTCAATTCCTTTTTCTTTTTTTAACTTATCAACAAGTGATTTGTAATAACTTATCTTTTCTTCATATTCTATCCTAGAAATTTTTAAAGTTGTTCTAGCTAAGTATTGTAATTCCTCAGCTTTGCCTTCTCCATACTTTCCATCTAACGCTAGACTGAACTTGTACTGTTCACCCCAAGCATAAACATTACACTTAACACATTGTACTTGACAATTCTCCTCATCAAATCTTGTAGACAAATGTTTCCTACTTTGAAAGTGTCCGTTCTGCATACCATCTTTGTAGTGCCTGACTACTCCACAAGTGAAGCACTGACAATAACAAAATTCGTTTGCTGAACGCAACCTGATAAAAAGACTAAACCACTTGTCAAGTTCCTTTTTTAATTTACTGACTGTCTTTTTCATAGTCCACAATATCCGCTATCACATTCATCAAAATCTTCAAAAGATAATTCTATCTGTGGTTTGTATTCAAGTATCTCTTTATAAGTGCAATCTTTTCTAAATGTATTAGGTGAGTTTTCAGCTTCTATATTTGCAAACCATTCCATTTTGTTTTTATGTTCTTGGCTCATCTTATTTAAAAAAACAGGGTTTCTGTGAAAACATCCTACGCAATTATTATAATAACCATCAGCAAACGATACCTCTTTATTCTTTTGCCAATAGTTAAAAATTGTATCATTGTTTATGTTAGCGGGTATTAAAGGAAATGTAGGTATTCTCCATTCTACCATTCCCCATCTGTTTCTGTTTCCTGTTTTACTTTTACCTATTACAGCTTTCATCTCATCAACTCCATCAGCGTTAAGTTTATCTATAACTCTTTTTGCTCTGTTCATTTCTGAAGCTCTGAAACCTATACGCATTTCTACTACTTCATTTATCTCTTTTTGCCACCATTCAAATATCGGTTTCATTTTCATTTCAGTAGTACAGTATCTAGTCATTAAATTAGGTAAATAATGTTTTCCGTTCTTTCCTTTATTCCATTCTCCATTTATTATTTCATCAAAAGTTTTAGGACTTAGCCAAGTTATTTCTTTACCTATAAATTGTTCTAGGTCAAGCATAACTTTTATTATGTTATCTTGCTCTAAAGTTCCTATAAACTCAACCCCTATTTTATCTGACACTATCTGTCTAAGTTTTTTATCAGGGTAAAGACAAGTCTTGTCATTTGTCCTAACTAAAGCAAACACATTGTAATCAGCAGGATAGTTAGCTGCTATGTAGCTTGAGGTTTTACCACCACTTAAACTGTTTACTGTTTTCATAGTTTATTTATTCCTTTAATATGATATCCTAGTTCTTCTCGCCACTTATCTTGTTCTTTACCCTGTCTTAATTTATATATCTCACCTCTAAGCTCAGGGTGTTCTTGTTGTAGCTTTGCTCTATTTCTTCTAATTGTTTCTGCATTAGTCAATTTAGCTTTTGAATACATATTTAAAAATTCAGCTGTTTTCATTTCTTTAATATCAAAACCTTTTTCTTTAAGTTCTTCATTCCAAAAGTTAGCAATTAGTCTACTATCACTGTCTTTTAAAGTAGGGTACTTAACTAATAACATCTTTACTATTTCTTTAGCGTTCATATTCGTCAAATTTAGTACAGAAAATTGCTTCTAAAATACAAAGTACAATTATTATTCCCCATACGATTGTTAATATCTTCATCTTAATAGTTTTAAAGGTTCTTGATACCATAGAGTCTTTTCTTTTGGCTTTCCTAATGTATGAACTTCATAGTAGGCATTATCTACTAACTTCTTTTGAGCATACACCCACTTATAGAATGTTCTAATATTTAAAAAAGGTTCGTCCTTTCCAAATCTTACACCTTGTCTAAAAGCGTCCTGAACTTGGTTAAAGGTCATATTACCAAAACGCTTCTCTTGTATCAAGTCCTCTGCGAATATTTTAGATAGACTTGCTAAGGTCTGAGCGTCTGATCTGTGTCCTATTTCAACTGCTGTCTTTGCAACTAAGTCTAAGACTTTTTCAGTTAGTTCTTTTAAGTTTTCTTGTTTTAATAATTTCATAATAATTCTTTTGCTTTTGCCATTCATTAATTTGTGCGTCTAACTTACTCATTGTTTTTGGAGCGTATGTTTTTTTATTTTTAGCTCTCATTTCCCAAGTTCTTACGCAGGCCCTCCAATCTTTCATTTTGTTTTTACCTACCATCCAACCTTTACTTTCATAAAAATTAACAAAAGAAATAGCATCTATTTTATTATCCCTTTCAATACAATAAAGCTCAACATCATTAACGCTTGGTATTTTAAAGAGTTTATTATTACTTGTATTATTATTACTTGTATTATTATCTTTAACAATTTGATTAATAGAACTATTTTCATTATTGTTAATACCCCATTGATTTAATTGTAAATACCTCTTATCAATTTCTTTTGTTCCCTTTTTATAGATAATTTTCCTAATAATAAATCCTTTGTCTACTAAAATACTTATCCACCTGCTTATTGTTATAGGAGAAACATCATAAAGTTTAGCGAAATATTTATTGCTAGCCCAACAAAAATTTTCTTTCTGTGATAATGCTGTAATTTCTGCATAAAGTAATTTTGCATTTGGAGTTAGTTCCTTTGCATATCTAACTTCGGCAGGGATAATAGCGTAGTAACTTGGTTTTTCTTTCATATAACTTCTATTTCGTATTTATAATTTTGAAGTGCTAACTTACATAATTCAAATTTATTATAGAACTCTCTGTAAGAAACCTTTATGTTAGCTCCAAACTTACCGCAACTAATACGAATAGTAGTTTGATGTTTATCACTATCAAATATATTATTGTCTCTTAAATATTGTTTTAAATCGTGCAAATCTTTAAAAGTATATTTTGCATCTTTAATTTCTGAATAAGCATTGTAAATTAAATTAAATGTATCTCTGTATTTAGCAAAAGAAGCATAATTAAATGCGTGCCTTACTTCATAATGGTTTATACTTGTTCTATCTCTATCCAATACTTTAGCAATTACTTCTCTATGTGTGCCATCTTCAATTCTTGAAATCATAGCTGCAATCATTCTTGGTACTTGATATTCTATCTTTCTAGTTTTTAAAGCTAGAGAGCCTTTAGGCAACCCTACTAAATTTGTAGTAAGGTCGCAAAGGTTTTTAAAGTTATCTTCTGTATTCATCTTAGAAAGGTAAATCGTCAGGAGTAGTTCCTTCGAAATGTTTATCTAAACCATTATTAGATTTAGATTTATTACTCTGATTAGTGAAAAAGTAGCCATCTATATTGTGAAAATATCTTCCGTTATATTCTCTTGAATAAACATTACAAAGAACTGACACCTCCATTCCTATTTCAAGCTTGTTCATTTGACCTACTTTATCACCAAATGCACTAACACAGACTTCATTGTTAAACTCATTTCCTGTGTCAATTACTATTGATTGCTTCTTCCATTCTTTACCTGCTTTAGATACTCCTGTTTCTAATTCAAGTTTCTTTACTAGTTTTCCTGTTACTTCCATTTTTATTTATTTATTTAGTTATTACTCTTTTTAAAATCTTCTGCTTCATCTTCTCCAAATACTCCAAGTTCATAGAACCCTGTTAGCTTTAGTACAGCTCTTGACATTGCTCGTTTCTCTGCCATTTCCATAGTGTACCAAGTGTTAGTGTTTCCGTCTTTAAAACCTGTTCCTTTCAAAGCTGAACCAAAAGTTTGAATTGCCTTACCTTCTTTTCTTGCATTTGCTTTTACTACGCAAAAATCTTTTTCACATTTAATAACATCATAATCTATGTTGATGTTTTCTAAAGCTTGTATCTTATCAATACCACTTCTTGTCAAGATAATGTAGTGCTGATGTTTAAAGACATCATCTTTGGTTAGATTGTACTTTATGTACTTTTCTTTTAGTGCTTCTGTTTTCATATATTTCTACCTATGTTAATTGGCTAGGATTTTTACCTGTTAATAATTTCGTTAAAAATACTAAACTAAATTGATTATGATTGGAATTTCGCCATTGTTTTCATAGTGTTTTAAATATTCAGGATTAAGTTCTCTATCCCAACTATCCTGAAGTTGCCAACCGTGTTTCTCTATCATTCGACAGAACTTGTTATAGATTTGTAATTCAGTTCCCACAACTATTACTGACCTGTTGTTATAGCTTATATCGTTATTAAAATGACCTGAAGCCCTGTCGTAAGTGTGAACTCCTGTTTGTTGGTACATAGGCTTTAAATACCATTCATCAGCTTTTACTTTAGTATTGTCTAAATCTCTTTCTAAAAGATTTGAATAGAAAGGTTTGTTATAATCTACATATGTAGAGTGTTCTAAATATTCTGCGTCTAGTATTGTCATCTTAGCAGTAGTTTTGAATGTAAAGTAAAGTAGCTAAGATTGAAAGACCTAGTATACATAAGTGAGCAAGTAGGTCTAACATTCTATTTGTTCTTCTTGCTTTCGCTTTAGTTAGATTGTAGGTATCATATTGAAGCTTTCCGTTGATTTTAAATAATGTTTCTTTTTCTTCTTCATTTAAGAAGTGAGTAGCTCCTGTGTTTCTGTTTATGATTTTGTAGTTCATTTCTTGATTATTTATGGGGGTTTTTAAGCCCCCTGATTATTATTTAGTTTTTTAATCCTAATTTTTCTAAAAAATTATAGCCAGTTGTAAATCCCTGTATAGTAGTACCACTTGCTCTGTCAAATCTGTGGCTAAACATTACAGCATTGTACTCCCATCTTAATGTGAAGAAAAAGAAAGCTTCAGAGCCTTCTAAACAGATACCAATAACATCCTCATTAAATTCATTTTTTGAAGTTGATACTGTTGCTCTTCCTTCTTCTTGTAATTTTAAAGCAGCGTTAATTAATTCGTTACACTTAGTTGCTTCTTCTGTTTGGTTGTTAAATATTGACATTTTGTTTATTTTTTTTGTTTGTTTGATGGTACAAAGATACAGTAAAAAACTTACCAACCAAACTTTTAACATACTTTTTAACTAAAAAGTTTAAAAATAGTTATCCCCTATCTAGTAAATGATACTAAAATAAATTTAAAAAAAGATTAAAATTGGTTGAAAAAGATGTTAAAAAGCTACAAATTCAGCAATAAAATAACTAAAATTATAAGCATATATATTAAAAATATGTTCGTTGATTGGTTTTCTTTCATTACAAAGGCATTAACAAATTGATGGGAGTTTGACCGTTATTTAGTACAACTGCACAACCAACAGCAGGACGTTTACCATATTTTGCATACGCCATAGCATATGACTTGTGATTGATACCGCAGCCGACTTGAGTTCCATAAACTCTGAACTTCTTACCTACATAGTGTTCTGTATAGCATTGGGTATGCAGATGTCCTTGTACGGTATTCATCATATCAGCTCTACATTTAGTCCTGGCTGTACCTCCTTCACCGTGTATATATTGAACTCCATCTGCTTCATATCGTTCTACAAAGTTCCAATCAGGAGTTTCTAAGACTTCTTTGAAAGACTTAATCCATTTAGAAGGTATTGATGAAGTTTGTGCCTTCCTCATAATTATGCGGTCGTGATTACCAATAATAACTGTAGCCATAGGAAAAGCGTCTCTCCATCTACCTATTTTCTTAATAGCCAATTCAAGCTCATCTAAGCCACCCATTCCGTCTGCTGAAGCTTCGTGATAGCTAGAGTAATGATTGTCTATTACGTCGCCTATAAAGACTACCTCCGTACAATTATAAGCATAGTATTGTTCTATACAGAAGTCTAAGTAACCATCTAAACAGAATGGTTCGTGCAAGTCACCGATAACTAGAACATTTCTAGTCTCGGCTTCTCGCATCTTTTCTAGTGCCACTATTTCGTGTGGCTTTAATCTGTATCTATTACTTTTTAGCAACGTCTGCTATTCCTTGTCCAACTATTAATGTAAGAATTGCATAGTATAAATCTTTTGCAGTTGTTTCATCAACTCCTAAGTAAGAAACTAAAGCAGGTACTACTACAGAACTAACTGCATACCAAAACTTCTTGCTCTTAATCATTTGTCCGATAAGGTACTTTTCTAAAAACTTTTTCATAACTATTTATTTTTGATTATTAAATTAATGTTTTCGCCGCCCAAATTAAGTATTTCTTTGATTACTAAGTCCATAGCTAAACGTGAGTTATTAACAGCGTTATGTTCACGACCATTTCCCACTAGAATACAGCCGCTTGTATCTTTAGCTGTGTTTCCTCTATGAAATAAGATATAACTTCTATTAGGAACATCTTGAACTAATAAATGTAAGTAATTCCTAGTCGCTGACTCTCTAGGAAGTCTAAGTCTTACTTTGTATTGACCTTCAGGAATACAGCTTATGTTTCTTTCGTTATTAATATAAGGGTTTTCTAATGTGTCACAGAAACTCTCACCATTGATAAACAACCGACCAATAGTACTTTCTTTTGTAAAAGTGTCTCTAATGATTAAAAGATTAACGCCCTTGACCTCTGTAGGCTTTTTTAAAGCCGTTCTGTCCTCTACTTGCGTTTTTGGAGTGTACTCCCTTACGTTTCTTTCTAACACTCTTAAAACCGCTTGTAATAACTTTACGAGCCATCTATTTAGATTTTTCAAATTGAATGAATTTATATATAGTAAAACTAATTGCTAGAACAAGAGAAACTAGCGTTAGTATTTCGTTACAGTCTGTTATGCTAAAAGCTATTGCTGAACTGTTAGCTAACCCTACTTGTAGAGTATCTTTTACTTCTGTCATTTTGTTTTGTTTTTTTATCTAAGTAAGTCTTTAACTTAGTAACGTTTTTAGTTTTAGGTTTATAGTGTTTCTTCATTATAAGTCAGAAGCGTTTAAAAAGTTTCTTAACGTAAGTTTAGTTCCTTGTGGAGTTGGTCTTTCAAGGTTCATACCATTGTAATAGGCATTTTGGTCTGCTTTGACATCACTTCCACTCGATTGACTATATTCAGGAAAGCTAGTAGTATTATTACAAACATAATCAATTAATCTTTCTGTGTAATACTCAGCCGTATTCCTGACTTCTTCTCTAAGGTGTTGAGCTTCTTCTGTGCTTAAAGCGTTTCCTGTTTCTGATGTCTTAGAATATATATTGCCGTTCTCAATCTTAAATCTTAAAAAAGGGATAGCGTGATAGAACGCCCAATTTGGAAGCATATCCCCAATATAGTCATCTACTAAAGTCTTGTAAGCTTCATTACCTACATTCCCTATTGTTCCTGCTGTAATTAAGTCTTTAAGTTTTTGCGTAAGAACAGTTCCTAGCTTAGTTTCAACATACAGCTTCTGTGCTTGTCTTACATAAGGAAGTAATAGCTCAACATCAACATTCAAATTAATTGCTGTAGAGTCCTTTAGTTTTGCTTCTGATATAAATAATACGTATGCCATTATCTTACATTTTTATATTTAGCAATTAGTTCAGGGTTTACAAAACCGTGATTAGGCATATCGTGAGGAGCAACTGAAACTTCTTTTGCATTTCTCGGTAATTTTACACCCCTGCTTTTTGCTTGTGTTGATGTTATTATTTTGTCTGAATTTTTTGGTCTTTTTCCTTCTTGTACTAGTATGATTCTGAACCATTTATGCTTACATAGCGCTCCGCCTTTCCATTTCCAAATACTGTAAGTTGCAGCACCACCTTTACCCCAACCCGGATTAACTGCTTTTCTACCCATAGCAATAATATCTTCTTTACGATATATCTTATTTGAGCTTGTCATTTTTCTGCAAAAGTCTCTTTCGCCTGTTAAACTCCCTGTGTATCTGTATCTTACCCTGTAAATATCATCTACATATTCAGTTTGTTTACTCTTTTGGTCTTGCCCTGATTTTCTGTTTGGGTAAGCTGAACCTGTACTAGCAAATTCGTAATATTTGTTATGTAATTCAGATTCAAAGTCAAAGTCTTCTATCTCGTCTTCTGCTTCTTCTTCTGAAATTATTTCGTAACCTTCAGGAACGTCCTCTCCAAACTCTTCAATAAAACTTTCAAGCTCTGTCTTTTTTGAGCAATTACATTTATTTAAAGAAGTGATTTGTTCGTGGTTTTCACAGGGCATATAGTACTCTTTACCATCTTGCGTATGAGTGTGCGTGCCACGACAACCAATCTTTTTTGCTTCTGCTTCTGCTTCTTCTATAGTGTCAAATAAAGGAAGCTCTTTTCCATCAGTAATCATACTACCAACCTTAGCTAGCTTTACGTCTTGTTCTACTGTATCTTCATCTCCTAAAGCTTCAAGACCTAAGTCAGCTCTTATTTCGTCAATTGTCATAACTTCTCTAATAGTCTTAGAGTCAAATTGAACTGTGATAGGTTTAAGCTGAACAAACTCAACAGGCAAATCCATATTGTTTACTGAGAATATAGTTTGTAAAGTGTTTAAGATATTTAATTGAAAACCTCTAACTACTGTGTTTTGATAGAAATTAGCTGCATTTATTAATTCATCAGCATTACTAGAGAAGCCGTTAGCTGTATCAATACCCATTAAGGTCTTAGATGTAATTCTATGTGCTGCACAAATGTTTGAAACTAATAGCTCCTGTAGTGCCAAATATTGTTTGTCAGCATCAGAAACGCTTATAGGAGTTATTTCAGGTGTTCTAGTCTTATCATCTGAGAATGTTAAAATAAATTTGCCCGAATTTGCGGCCCCTGCGAATTTATCTACTAAACTTTGTTCTATCTGTCTTCTTTCTTCTTGCGTAGGAATACCATTAGCAAAAGAAACAAAATAGCTGCCACTAAATCCATTTTCTATATTGTTTAAATGAAACTCTGCAACTTTTTGGTCTACTAAAGCCCAATTGCAACCCGCTATGTAATCAGGTGTATGATATACGTCCATATTAGGGCTGTAAGCGCCTGTGTAAAGTAATTGACTTCCTGAAGTTCTATCGTTAACGTTAAAAGCAGCAATAGGATAAGGTTTATTTGTCCTTGTGTTTCCCCAATCAGCACTTATAAAGTAAGTGTCAACCTTACCTATATCGTTTGGTCTTCCTGCTCTTACACGCTCTACAGGTACGTGATAAACCTCTGCTATTTCTGTTCTTTCTCTATTCCATACAATATGTAAGGCATAAGCACCTTGAAGTTTAAAATCAAAAGCAACTTTCTTTATTACTTGGTGTAAACTTTCATTAGAATTAGCGTGTCTTAGAAACTTCTTTAGTTTAACATAAGCTTCTAAATTAATAGCGTCTTCTTCTTCAGCTACTAGGTCTTCACCTGCTATCATTTCAGCTGTTTGATTAACAATTGCAGCGTGTGTACTAGAATTGTAGTATAAGTCAATTAAGAACTGTGGGTAAAGATTTTTCCAATCTTCCGTTCCATACTCAATGTAATCACGACCTCTAACTTCCTGTACTATTGGTGCAGTTGAAGTTTCTAAATTGATGCTTAAAATTGTATCTTTCATATTTATAAAGTTGCTAGTCTATTGTTTACATTAGTTGTAAGTGCTGTACTTTCAGAACTAAAAATTGCTATTTCATACATAGTACCATCAAAAGCGTTTGTTTTAGGGTTTCTAACTCCTATTGCATCAATGTCTGCTGTTCCTGTTAGTGTTGCTGATATGTTTTGGTCTACTCCATTATGCCATAACCCCATATTATTTAAAGCGTCTCTAGTTACTACAATATAACCATCACCAAAAGTTCCTGAAGCAAGAGGAAGATTTACAACCTCAGTTGAACTTGTTTTAACTCTTAGATTGGTTGATGAAGTAATTTTAAACATTTCGTTAGCATCAGTATTATCTGCTATTAAAACGTTATTAAATGCTTCAATATGACATTTTATACCAACAGTAAAAGCTCCTGAAATAGTAATTTGAACAGTTGTTTGTAAATGGTCATTAATTCCGTCAAAGGTAATACCTGTGCCTGCTCCTGAATTTTTTAATGGTTGTTCACTAGTATTTCCTTGTACCATATCGTAGCTATTAGCACTATCATTCCAAGCACTAACTAGATTTGTAGAAGAGTCAAAAGTAATATCAGTGTCGTTTTGATACCAAGCAACAACCGAACCTTCAGAATTAGGTGTCCAACCTGCTGAAGAAGTCTTTACATTATTTAAGCTCAATCCTAATTTTAGTGCTAACATATTTTATGTAGTTGGTCCTTCATCATAACCTATTCCAATACCGCTAGTCAGGGTAATTGCAGTTATGTTCATAAACAAAGTTGTTCCCGCAGGTAAAGTAGTTTGTAAGGCAGTTTCTCCTGTTGCGTCTGCTGCTGCTATTGAAGCTACTACACTTTCCACAGGGAAATAAACACAATACCAATTTTTTGAAGTCTGTGCTGCTGTTGTAAATACTACTGTGCTACCATTTTTACCTAGTTGCTCTGATAATAATTGTTGTACATTTTCTATTGCCATTTTTTTTATTTTATTGTCCGTAATATATATAATTTGTTCCACTTGGCTCTTGCCTTTGCGTATATTGAACTTGCTGAGTTCCATCTTTTTCTGTTATATTCATCTTACCTTTAGTTACAAGT